TTAACAGCAAATGTTAATGGTGGTCCTACGAACTGTATTGAATATAAAGCTGAGTCAGTCCATACAAGGGTTTCTTGCCTTGATCTTATGCCACCAATGATCTCACTACCAACTGAAAGTCTAACCGATCCTGCTGTGTTTGTTGTTTGTGGCTCCCACTCAGTAATGCTTTCTTGATCTGAAAAAGCCACAAGCATAGGATCAATAGTTCCCGTTCTAGCTGTTCCTGCGTCATTAATTGGATCGGCACCCAAAACAAAAACATGTCTGTCTGTTTCAGAAACAATGCTTTGTAAGCCTACGGTGGGAGCTAAGTTTGCTCCTGATAAAGATGTTATATTGACGGCTCTTGTGGATGTGCCACCTGATTGATCCCAGTAAAAAATGCCTCCGCCTCTTGGATGCAATATTAGGTCTTCACCAAAATTATCTGAAGCCCATAGTCGCAACTGGTTTGTAAAACCCAAAGAGGTTGCAGAACCAAATGCAGACGAACCCCAACCATCAATACCCCAACCAGTTGATGCTACAAAATTATCAAGCCCAGTATTAAGTTGGTAAGCACCTACTACGCTACTGCCTCCATTGCCCGTGTCACTAGCATTTGCTAATACAGCATCGCCATTTGTATCTTTGGCTTCTATCAAATATGAATTAGCATTAACAATGGTTGCAATCTGATATTCTTGATTGAGTACAGTAGCAGTAATGTTGCCACCAAGACTGGCTGATCCTGAAAAAGTTACAAAGTCGTTTTGTGCCGCACCGTGTGCTGTATCACTTACAGTGATAGTAGCATCACCATTGGTAGCAGAAAATGTTACATCCCCTGCACTTGTTGTAAGTCGTATAGGGGTTATATCATAAAAGCCCGAACCTTCCTGTACATAAGCCTTTAAATTAGTTCCTAGAAATAAGTATTTAGTGCCTGCCAAAGAAATCCACGCAAATAAATTTCTACATGTGCCTAAAAAAGATGTGGTAGTATTTTTTGCCCAACCGCCTATTTTTTCAGCAAAACCTTTTCTGAAACGAACAAGAGAAGAATCGAACCAACCACCTGCATTTGTGTAGTCGGTTCCTTCTCTATCTATTCCTGCTTTAAACTGAAACTTTGCGTATGGCATGTTTCATTGCTACTAAGCGATTCTGATAATAGCTGTACCTGAAGCTGCCGCAGGAAATACAATTGTAAAGTCTCCTGCTGTAGAGGTTTTGTCTCCACCAAAGTCAATGGTTGCTACGGATGGGTCGCCTGAAGCAGTATCATTGTAGATCATGCATCCTCTAGCAGTAACAGTAGCTGTACCAAAAGTTAAATCAGCAAAGTCAGTAAACGCAGTGGTTCCTGAACTTGTTGGATTAATATTTGTTAGAGCTGCTCCGCCTGAAGTATAGTTTGTTCCACTTGCTTGACCTGTTGTAGTAAAAGCAGTTGTGGTAGCACCCAAAGTAGCTGAACTTGTGTACAAAGCTAATTTAAAAGAATTTCCACCCGAAGCCAAGAAATTGTGCTTGCCTTCAAGTAACTCTTTTTTAAAACTTGTTGTAAGTGTTGATGTAATTGCCATAATTATAGTTTCCTAATTAAATCAGCAGAGTCTTTGAATCCTGCTTTTTCTAATTTGTTATTAATGGTAATCCTATCACTTTTTATAGCATTTTGCATATACAGTTCTATTACTTTTTCAATATTATCTTTGAACTCCCGAACCTGTTTTTTTACATCATCAGGTGCTTCATCGCTGACAGCAATAATTCTTTCGATGCATCTTTTAGCCCAAAAATCTACAGGATGCCCACCTTCTGTGGTGGTGTGTACTTCAATCATTCCTAAATTAGTTAAAGTTGTATCTTCAATCATTTACCACTCCTTTGGCTCTACAGGATTTGTTTTATCATCATGCCTACCAATCAATTGTGGCTCAACTGGCATTCTGTTTACTGCTAACTCACTCATTTTTTTTACAATCATCTTCTTGCCATCCAACAAAGGCACCAATGGGTCTTTTAATCTGTGATAACCATAAAGCTTTTCACGAGTTTCTACATTTGTATCTAATAATGTTGATGATCCTGCTACACCAACCTGCATGTCTGCGTGCATGCATTTTGATAACCAAAATTCTACGCAAGCTCTGCCCGATTCAGCAAAATGTAAGTTGCCTTTATAAGTAAAATCAACGCCATAAATTTTTAAAGTTCCAACCTTGTTCCATAAGGCGAAAGCTATTGCATAAGCAACAGTGTTGTTAAGGTAACAACAATTAAGATCAGCCACAATTTCATTAATTGGATATAAAACTAAATTTTTAGCTCTTTCATCTAATTCGCATGTATATATCGGCTTATCACCCGTGGTAAGCATTCTTTTCATGCCAGTGGTTTGACCCCCTGCATCATCTGTGTCTAAAAACCTAGATGGTGGGTCCATCATAAAAGTTCTATCGTGATATATAACAGAGCCTACAGCATTAATGCCCCACACCTCGTCAAAGTGATCGCCATGAGATGCAGCTAAATTATAGTCAAACCAACTTCGACCCAAGCCAACAATGGCTACAGTCTTGCCCTCAAGTTTTTTTATTCTCTTCATTTTTCTCCTCTCAAAAAGAAAATTAAGTTACATTAATTCTTAGCGAATCATACCTCATTTCATCCCTTGTATCTCTGCCTTCACCTAGGTTCTTAAGTCTAGCCAAGGCTTCTTTGAATTTAGATTCTAATATGCCTATTTCTGCTTGGGGCAATTTTAAAAATATAGCACCCTCGACCAAACAACCGTATAGAAGCGTATCAGGAGCTTCTGTTGATAAATAAGTGGTACCATCAGACGCACCTGCTGTTAATGATGCAGGTCGTGCCAAATAATGCAATTCAACGGTATACCCTTGATCAGGCACAGGAGATACTTCAAAGCTTGATTGATCAAAAATAGAATAATACTTTGGCTTTCCTGTGGTTGTTGCATTTGAAGAATACTCTTTAATAAAAGAATTATGCTTAAAATCTAAATAGGTATATTCATTGCTATCAATAACAGCCAAAGAAAAACTACCTAGCCAGTCAGTTGGTGTTGCTAAGAACCTGTTACTTGCAGAAAGGTTTCCTTGAACATTTTTTCTTTGATCGGGTAGTTGAACTACTTTGAATATTCTTTCTTCAGCCTGTGTAATAAATGTATCAAGTTGATTTACGAAAGTTGTTTCGTCAGTCTCAAGATAATCTTGAACGGCTGTTTTTAATGTTGCTAATGTAAAACTCATGTGTTTGTTACCGTAACCGTACCCAATGCAGACTCTAGTGCATCAGGAACTGTAAGTGCTGTTCCTATTATACCCAAATCCCAATTTGTATAAACCGTAAAATTGCTTGGTACTACGCTAGTATCAACTCTTGGATTGTTTAAGGCTTCAGGGTCAGCTAAATTTCTTCTTGTTTCTAACTGTGGATGTTTTGGCTCATAACATTCAGGACAGGTTCTATAACCATTCCATTCTTTTCTAAGCTCACGCAAGCCATACCTAAAACCACATCTATCACAGATACCATACGCATTCTTTTCCGATGCGAATGCCATTATGCGTAATCGTATGCCCTAGTATCAGGGGTTGCTCTAAATGATGCCCTATCTTCATCTTGGCTTAAAGCTCTTTCAAACTCTTCTTCATAAAGTTGTTTTAACATGCCCGTTCTTTCAGGAGCTTTTTTTAAGGATAAATAGTAAGCCAATCCTGCACTTAGGCAAGGATAGAACCTAAAAGGCATTTGTACTGTATTTGTTGATGCATCAACATCATCCATACGCATAATCCTATTTACATACAAAACATCTGTTGAGTTTTCAGGGGCATTGTATAAATAAATTTTTGGCGTTATTTGTTTGTCTACAAAATATTGAGACGGTCTGCCTTGTGCAGTTTTATCAGGAACAGCGGCATATTCACTTCTTGAGATTTGATTCATTTGCAAATCACTTGGCGTACCATTGGTTGTTCTTCTTATAAAAGCATCCAACACATCAATAACAGCCGATGGGTTTGTTGCATCTAAATCATAAGATGTTGTTCCCTGTGTTAAAGCAATCGATGTTTGTGAAATAGTCCATTGATTCAACCCACGGTTAGCCCATTCAGCCAACAATAAATTTAAACTGCGTTTTGCAGTTTTTAAATCGTATGCTGTGCGTAGCTCAAGACCGCATCTTTCAAATGCTTCTTCTATGTATTCAGCTACATCTAGCTCAAAGTTTTTACTTCCTGAAGTTGCCACGCCTAATCCTCGTTGTATAAATTATCGAAAACTCGATTTACATCCAATGTATAGTCTAAATCAGATTTAGAGTAATGTATATGTGCAGAAGGTTTAAAATCAGGTGCATCACTGCCTGTTTCAAACCAAGCAGGGTGTGTAACCCTTACCCTATTATTGGGCAACGCTACAATATTTCCAGTCCACTCACCTGCGTCTAATAACTCTAATACATGACTGCTTTTGTGTTGTGCAGGATCATCAGCTATTTCGCTTTCTGCATAATCTACAGTGAAATAATACTTTGCAGGAAACATCTTACCATCTATCTTTGCAAGCCAAGGGCAGGGTGTTGCTCTATCTATAACATAAACAGAATTATGATGTGATGAACAATCCCATGGTTGTGCATCATGCACTGCCATAGGTTCTGCCCATTCTTCAAATGGTGTGTCTGCAACCAAGGCGGTTATTGGCATTCTTGCCCACATAGCTCCACCGTGTGCTGTATCTTCAGGCTCACCGTCTGCTTCTATGCCAGTGAAGATTAAATGAAATCCTAAGCAACGATTTGGCATAGTAGTAACGCCTATAGCCATAGCGTGCAAAAACTCACCATGATATTGCTCATGGTTATGTGTGTACTCTCTTCTCACCCAACACTTAAAGTGTGGGATATTACTGTATAAATAAGACACTACTTACTTACTTTTCCGCCCTTCTTGTAACCTTTTGTGCTTATTTTTCCGCCTTTTTTGTAGCCTTTAGATTTCATCGCACCGCCTTTTTTCATGCCCTTTGATTTCATCATGCCACCTTTTTTCATGCCTTTGGATTTGACCATACCACCGCTAGCATATCCTTTAGTTTTCTTGTGCATTATTGCTCCTAATTAAAATACTTATTCTATCACTTTTTTCTTTTGGCAAAAGTTTTTACATTGGTTGGTTTGCCACCAACACCTTGTTTCTTTGATCTTTTTCTTGTGACTGCTGATTTGATTTGTGATTTGGTCATTGACCGTGCTTTTGATTTAGGTACACATTTAGGATATTTTCTTTTTGATCCTTTTGCAGATTTTCTTCCGCACTTCTTAAACCCACCACCTTTTTTTGGTGATCCAATGTCTACCCACTCATCCTTGAACCATTTCTTGAGTCCGCCTGATCGCTTAGTCATTAGCCACGCATCTTGGTTTTCTTTCTGCGATCATTCATAACCGCACCACAACCACGAGCTATAAAACTTTTAACGCCTGCACCCTTTTTAACTGTGCCACCATTTGCCATAAAGCCCATCTCGTTGCGTACTTGTTTAGGTAACTTAGGTAACCCCTTGTTGCCTTTGGGTATTGGTTTTAGACTTTTTTCCATAATTCCACCTTTAGCTTTATATTGACCGCCCATTCTTTTGTATTCTTTAACCATCCAAGCATTTGCATAAGCTGATGGATAAACATCAAACTTAGCCTTTGCTTTAGACTTAGCTTTACTATAAAGACTTGGATTTTTTACATTGTCAGGTACTGCCATTTAACATTTCCACCTTCGCCTTGCTTGGCGTATTCTTGAGTTAGGATCATTCCTAGTTTTTGCCGAACTGCGTTTAAGTTGTCCAAGCGATCTAGCACAATAAGACTTACGCCTTTTTGCCGCTTTGCTTCCTTTTTTAACTTTACCAGTTACGGCTGTTTTTAATTTAGAACCGGGGTTAGCTTTTCTGTAAGCCTTAACACCCTTTTTCGTCATGCCTGCACCCTTTTTAGTAGGGCGATAATTAGCTCCCTTACCTTTTGTGGTTTTGGGTATGCTTTTAGCTTTTTTTTTCTTTTTTTCAGCCATATCCAAAAGCGTAGCAATGCCGAAGCATTGCTACTTTAAATATTAACTACCATAGTTTTTGATCAGCGTAAGCACGATAACGTAGGAGTCACCACTGCTTGCACCTGCGGTAGTCAGGTTTATATCACCTGTTTTACCACTGCCCGATGTATTTGCTAGACCGCCAAACTCAGTAAAATCTTCTGAATCTGCATAGTTTGCATTTAAGTCCCAACAAATAGTGTCGGTTGTTGCATCCCATAAGAGTTTTACACTCATCCCAAAGGTCGAATAATAAATTTTTGCAAGACGTACGCCTGTACAAACCTGCCCATTGCTACTTGTATTCAAGCCACTTACATCGATTTTGGTAACTGCTGTTTCGCCTGTACCGTCTGATGTGTTAGTGAGTTGGATTACAGCGAGCCTATCACTATCTACTATAGTTGTTGAAGTTACTGCATCTGCCATAATTAGCTCCTAAAATTAAGCGTCAGCAAATGGTGTTACTATAGTTCCTGATCCTATTAACAATGAATTGTGAACAAGATAAGTAGCTGAATCAATAGCTGTTACTTGTACAACACTTCCAACAATACCACCTTTGGTTGTACCATTTAAAGTCATGACATCATTAGTCGCCGCTGGAACGAAAGCTTTCTTTGTGCTGTCATCAATAGCTATAATTACTGCACCTTTAAACTTATCTGTGCCATCAGTTTTGATGTCAAGATCAGAAGCCAGTGTTTCAATATAGAAAAAGAATGAAGCACCAATGTTGTTAGCTTGGTTTGGGTCTGTAGGATCACTTGGAGTTGTTGCTGAGATAGAAGGCAAAGTAAATTTACCGTCTGCATCGTTACACAACAAGATTTTTCCTGCATGTGCATCTACTGTTAATGTAGTATCTGCGGTTAAAGAAACAGAGTTATTAACCCCTGCTGAAATAAATCCTGCCAATGATTTGACTGGACCTGAAAAAGTTGATTTAGCCATTATTTGCTCCTAACTAAATATGTTGCACCATCTTGGAGTAAGTCTGCCGAATCAGTTGGGGCAACGAGTTACCTCGGTTTAGATAACTATACTCTTTATCAACCAAGGTCTCAAGATTTACTTAGTTAGTTTTTTTATGGCTTCTTCTAGGTGTTTGAAGGCTTCGTAGATGTGACCGTATATTTCTTTGTTCTGATCGTTTTTGATTGAGTCTTGTAAAAATACATGACCAACAGTTTCTAACATGCCTTTGGCTTTGATTAATAGTTCTAGGTAATATCTCATAACAAAATTTTAGCACAAAAAAAGGGAGCCGAAGCTCCC